CGGCGACAAGGCGGGGCTGCGCGCGGCCTTCCGGGCGGTGGAGCGCGTGCTGCCGCTTTTGAAGCCGGGTCACTCGCTTCGCTTTGCGCTGCTGCCAGAGGGCAAAGACCCGGATGATATGGTGCGGGAGGAAGGGGCCGAGGCTGTCAGAGCCATTCTCGACGCCGCCAGGCCGCTTTCCGATATGCTGTGGGAAAAGGAAGTGTCAGCCTGGCAATGGGACACGCCGGAGCGGCGAGCGGCGCTTGAAGTCAATCTGGAAAAGGCAATCGAGACGATTTCTGACAAGCGTGTTGCGGCGCATTACCGATCCGATATGCGTGCGCGGCTGTCCAGGTTCTTTTTCAGGGAGCCGAGACGGATGATGAAAACAAAGAGAAACGAGCCAGACTATAGGCGCAATATTCAAGAGCTTAAAAAATCTATGACACGACTTGAGCAGAAGGCACAGCGCGTTCCTGGAGAAGAGGGGTAAAAATTAGATGGCGCTTTTCTTTTTGCGGCGGACTTTGTGTTACTTCATGCGCCGTCAGCGTTTGTATTTGGAGCTTCCCGGCGAGGTATAAGCCTGATGCGTGATGGGTCGAATTGCTTATTGATCATTATCAGTTCGGCTATGATACAGCCAAGCATTTGCCACCATGCACCGACGGATGGCAGGCCGAGATCGCGTGCCATATCATCTGTTAATGGATAGCTGAACTCTATGGCTTCACTGCCATAAAGCGATCCTGTCATGGAAAATGATTTTGCAGTTTCGATGGCCAGACGATTTATATATCGCTTGCCGGAAAGTATCCCGGCGCCGGGAGGTTGTTCAAACTCAAAGTGCTGCATTATCTTTCTCCATTGGTTGCTGTGTCATTGCAGATGCCGAGTTTTAGAAGCTGATGCGCTACGAGTGCGTACCATACGCCAAGGTGCCAGCACGCACCCGTGTTGATCAGGTATTGCCACGCTGCGATTTGCTGCTCCCGTGGCAAGTCTTCATCGCTCTCGCAGATAGCCATGGCTTCGTTTTCAGTCATTTCGTTTTCACTTTGTTTTCGAGCGTGTTACAGGCCATGTCGATGATTTGATAAGTCGCCGGTGCGTGGCGGCCTGACTCCCAATCCTGATATGTGCGCAGTCCGGTCCCGAGACGCAGAGCTGCCTCGGCCTGAGTTATCCCGAGGCGGGAGCGCATGAGCTTTAGGCGGGCTGGTATGGTTGTCATTTATTTCTCTCCGCAATGTATCCGCCGAACTGTGCCCCCATGGCGGAGGCAATTCCCGGGTATGTCTTGCTTCGCTCGAGCCACCTGTCAGCCGATGGTGTGAGCCTGTTTTGCCCGCCATCTGTCTGGTTTCCCCAGCGCTTGCGGCCATTGACGATCCTCGGTGGGTAGAACCNAGTCGGCTGTAGTTTTGGCAGCCCGCGAAGCCAAAGCCCGGTCCGCTTGCTCGCATNCTCNCCAAANTNATAGGGCTGNATNGTCTGATCCGGCNGGCGGTACATGGTGCTGACAAAGCTCGGTGCCGGGTTTTCNATNGCATGAGGGTATGGCAGCGCATCAAGGCGTCTGAAAGTATCCAGCGCGATTTTACGGGCTTTCCGGCGTGCCGCGCCNACAAGNGTTTCAGNCATGACCCTTTGATGGTATGGGCCATCGCCAAAGGCCCAAGCCGCGCTCACTGTGAGATACGTACACATCGGGTGGAATATGGCCACGTCCCAATTATCGTGAGCTACGTNCCATATGTCGCATTGCAAGTGCCTGTCAGGCCTGTCAGCAGATGGCAGGGTATCGCATGTCCACGCCTCGAAGCCTTGCGACTCAAATGCTTCGAGCGTGTGCCTGCATCGCGAAAATCCTATGAGCGCACGCATCAGGCCCGCCCGACCGTATATGAGTGGCACCGGTCACAGTGGCTCATTGAATCTGCAATTTGTGCAGCATCGTAGAACGTGGCTGTACGGCATAGCTCGACTTCGTTTTGCGGGGATTGACCAAGCTGGATCCGATCGCAGCGGTAAACGACGAAGGCGTCTGTGGCGTTGTGATTGATTGTTTCAGTCATTTCTTTTTCCCAATGGCATGAGACAACCTCCCGGCGTCCGGGAGGTTTCGTCCATGTGTCAATCATCCGTGAGAATATCGTAAAGCTTGGCGTAGCTGGCTGGCTCCAGTGATGCCATGTTTTCTGCCAGCGATGCAGCCATGGCCGCTCTGCCCTCAGATCGATATTCACCGTGCAGCTTGGCGAGCGCGGCGTGCATCATTTTGGCTTTTTGTGCTTCTGTCATGATATTTCCCTCTGTGTGTGGTAACTTAGCATGGTTACCTGAATGACTGTGCGGAGTTGCGGCAGTTGTGGAAGCTCCCGTTAACAAGGCCGAAAGGCCAACAAATGAGGCGCTGTCCTGTGGGATGGCGCCTCTTGCCTCCCAGACATCAATCAGCAATCAGCCAGTAGCCGCTATGGAAAATGGCACCAGTTTCCCACTTGGTAGTGCAACGCATGATTTTCGCACCGGTCTGGCTTGGCGGGGTATTTAGCTTGTTGATGCGGTCCATCGCCGCATCGCGCGTTGAAAAAATAGCCGGTCCGCTTGACCGGCGCGCGCCTCCAAATTGGTGATGCCAGAGCCGGTTAACAGCGGGCAGCATTATGACGTAGGATGTGCCAGTTGACGCCTTGACTGAGCGATTTGGGTGATTGGTCATTTCATTTTCCTCTCATTTTGGTGTGCTAAATTACAAAAACGCCGCCGTCGTTCAGGTGCTGGCCGATCTTGCCGCGTTGGTAATTTGCGATTTCACGGAGTTTTGCGGCGAACAACAAGGCGTCGGATTTCGTGCGGAAATACCCTATTTCGCGGGAGGTCTTTGGAATGTCACGCAGGATGCGGTTGGCTGTGCCCACGCCGTATTCCCACGCCAGATAAAGCGCCAAGGTGTCCCGGCGCGCCGTCACCGCGTAATGGTACGTGGCGGACCGGGCTTTGCGCGCGGTGTTCGGGATGATGTTCATTTCATATCTCCGCCCCTGATCCCCGAGGCGCGGGCTGCGGTCATTGCCGCTTCGATGACTTATATATACGGGGTTATCAGCATTGCGTCAATGGCAAAGATTAAAGAAAAGAACGAAATATCGTCAAATATGATACCTTGCAAAAATGATGTGATCCGCGCTACCACTGGTACGCCAAAACACCGGGAGGCCCCAAGATATGGAAGCATCGCATCAAATGAGTGTGATCGAGGCCATTGCAACATTCGTCCGCGTCCCTGTCACCGGCGATGACCTCGCCCTATGGCGCAGACAATCCGGCCTGAGCCTCGCCAGGGCCGCAAGATGCACCGGCGCGGCCTACAATACTTTCAAGGCCTACGAGAGACGCGGGCATCGTAAAATCCCAAAGCACATGACGCTCGCCTGTGCTGCAATAGACGCGGGAGTAACACTCTGATGGCCCGAAAGAAAAAGCCGACAACCGCAACACCCACAAAGGCCGCGGAGCAGCCCCAAAAGCGCGGAAGGGGAGCGCCTACGGCGTATAAGTCTGAATATGTAAGGCAGGCCGTAAAGTTGGCATCAATCGGCGCGACCGATATGGAGATGGCTGATTTTTTTAATGTTGACGTAAGGACAATCTACCGTTGGCGGAATACGCATGCAGATTTTTGTCAGGCCCTAAGAGTTGGCAAGGATATTGCAGACGAGCGCGTAACCCGTAGCCTGTACCAAAAAGCGGTCGGCTACGAGCAGGATGATGTGAAGATATTTATGCCTGCCGGGGGAGATAGACCTGTCTACGCGCCATATGTCGCAAAGGTAGCGCCTGATACAACAGCGGCTATATTTTGGCTTAAAAACCGCAGGCCCGCTGAGTGGCGTGACAAACAGGATATTGCGCTGTCCGGCGATATAGCCATCAATATCACGCCAGATGACCAAGCCCTTTAGGCTGACTGCTAAGCAGGTCGAGGCTAACCGCCTGCTGGGGTCAGATGCGACCAATGTTCTATTGCGGGGTGGATCGCGATCCGGCAAGACGTTCTTGATTGTGCGCGCGATATGCATCAGGGCGATGAAGGCCAAGAGCCGTCATGCGATATGGCGCTATCGGTTCAATCACGTCAAGGCATCCATCTGGCATGATACGCTGCCTAAAGTCATGAGCCTGTGCTTTCCGGCTGTGCCGATGGAGCGGAATGAGACGGACCTCATAGCGACGTTTCCAAATGGATCACAACTCTGGCTCGGCGGGCTTGATGACAAGGCGCGGGTCGAAAAGGTGCTCGGGCAGGAATACTCGACGCTCTATTTAAACGAGGCGAGCCAAATCCCGTTTGCGTCGGTCGAAACCTCCATGTCTCGCCTTGCCGAGAATAGCGGGCTCAAGCTGCGCGCTTACATGGACTGCAACCCGCCATCAAAGCTGCACTGGACCTATCAGCTATTCAAGGCCGGTGTGAAACCAGGCACGAAAGAGCTACTCCCGAATCCGGGTGACTACGCCGAGATGCAAGTAAATCCCATCGACAATGCCGAAAACTTGCCTCCGAAGTATTTTGATATTCTGGCGGGCATGTCCGATGCCAAGCGGCTGAGATTCGAACGCGGCGAGTGGGCGTCCGAAGTCGCAGGCGCTCTCTGGACGATGGAAGACAGGATCGCCAGCGACGGAAAGATTATTCCCGGCCTCGACTCGGCCCGTGTTGCAGAGGCACCGCCCCTCGCCCGCGTTGTTGTGGCAATCGACCCCTCAGGTGCATCTGGCGGCGGTGACGGTGACGATATTGGCATTATCGTGGCTGGCAAAGGCTTTGATGGACGCGCCTATGTGCTTGCCGACCGAACATGCAACCTGTCCCCCAATGGCTGGGCATTACAGGCCGTGCGGGCCTATGAGGAGTTTCAGGCCGACAGGATCGTGGCCGAAAAGAACTTTGGCGGTGCCATGGTCGAGAGCGTTATCAGAACAGCGTCAAAAGACGTGCCGGTCAAGCTGGTAACGGCAAGCCGTGGCAAGGTCGCGCGTGCTGAGCCAGTCGCCGCCATGTACGAGCAGGGGAGAGTCTCGCACGTCGGTTCGTTTCCGGACCTTGAGGATCAGATGTGCTCATTTACGGGCGAAGGCTATATGGGAGATGGGTCGCCAGATAGGGTGGACGCGACAGTGTGGGCCCTGTCAGAATTGATGC